AGCGTTGCTAATAGCAGTTGCTACCGCAGTGGTAGCGGTTGAATCATTAAAATCACTAGGTGGAAAAGGTCCGAGTATCGTAACTGATTTAGCCATTTAAGCCACCGCCTTAGCGCTGACCTAGAATCCACCAGCGTCCATCTTGAGTATGTGCGGTGCTTGTTGCTCCGAGGTTACCATTTCCGAAGACTACAAACTTGTTAGTTTCATCAATAGATACCGCTAGACTACCATCGTTTAGAGTGACTGCGCTTTGGTCAGGTCCAATCTTGAATAAGTTATCGTTATTGGTAACTGCTCTCAAAACCCCTGCTCCAATCGTTAGCGCAGTTGCACTTGCGATAGCCGTAATAACACCAATTCTTTCTCCTCCACTGGCGTAAATAGTTTCTCCGACATTAAAATGAAGTCTAACATCTACGGTGTCGACAACCATTGCTGTATCACCAATTGCCATATCGTCTCCATCGTTTAGTTTAACACCTGTGTCGTATAGACTTGTTACATGTCCACCTGCTGCTAATACGCTATTCAAGTGACCATCATAAGATACGTCTATTCCACCATCTGTGAAAGTTCCTGTCATCATATAGAGGTCTCCCAATACATGAATTCTTGTGTCTGTTGTATTTCCTGCTGCCATAATTATTCATCTCCTATTTCTTGTTCTTTTGAGTCTGCTATAAGTTCGTCAGTCTCTGCGACACCATCGGGACTCATAACTGTTGCTACTAATTCTAGTAATTTAGATTTAGTTGCATAACCATTCGGTTTTATTTCATACTTGGCTAACCAAGCAAGAATATCTTTTCTTGACCATCCTTCATCAGGAATTCCGTCATTACCTAAATCTTTAGTTTCTGTTGGTTTTTCGTATCCTTCAATGGTGA